CCTCGAGGCTTTCGCGATCGGCCTTGGCCTTGCTGCACATCGCCACATAAGCGGCTTTCAGTGCGGTGACGGAATCAGCGGCGGAAAGGCCGGTGAGCTGCGAATCGAGGTCGCCGGCTGTGAGCGCGGCCGTGAGGATTTTCATCGCCTCCGGAGAAGTGTCAACAGAGCCCCGGGAGAGCAGGCCATTTGGGTTCGCCGCTGGGTCGTCCACCAGGTCGATACTTCGCAGCTCGTGCACGCGGAGATAGTCGATGCCGTCGACATCCTCCCGGCTTCCGTAGCAGCTAATCGACAGACCAACCGCGTCGGAAAACGTGGTGAGGACTTCTTCGAAGAACGCGCGATCGCGCAGATTCTTCAGTAGGCGAAGATCGCCGCGGAGTTTGAGAGAGTTACCTTCTTCGAGCGCCAAGCCGCTGATGACGCCTATGATCTGCGCGACGCCAGTCCAGTGATCGGCTTTGACTTTGACGCCATTCTTGAACTTTCCGGCGTGCTCGAGCACCTGCGCGATCGTGGTACGATCGACCAGAAAGCCGTGCCCCTTAGCGACGCCCTCCGTGATGATGCTAACGCCGGAGAAGACGCCTGTCTCGGCGTTGAAGGAACCTGGCTCGAGACGAGCCGAGAGGGAGTATGGAGTCACGCCCCATCGGGCGTGTCAAAGGGTCTGCTACGCCGACGTCGGCGCAAGCTTGACCGGCTTCGTCGGCTCCTTCGCCGCAATCTCCGCCGGCTCTTCCTGCAGCCAGCCTAGTGCGACGACTTCTTTGCGCAGATCTACTGCAACATCGGTCGACTTCGCATCCTGCCAGTCGCGCCCGATCGATTCCAAAGCTGTAACGAGCGACGGCCGTTCCCATTTGATCTCGCCTGCCTGGACGATGAACGGCCCGTCGGCGACGCGTGAAATGGAGGCTTTGAGGCCGGACTTTTCGAGAGTGAGTAGTGTGCTGTTCATAAAGTTGTATCGGGTGAGCTATTCTGTCGGCTTTTCAGTCTTCGCAGGCGGCTTTTTCTCCGGCTTCGGTGGATCTTCTTCGGGATCTGCGCCCGGTGTGCCGGCGCCAGGCATCGTGGCGCGCCAGTACTTCAGCGCCCACTCGACATCCATGTTCTTCGCCGTGGCTGCCGCGAACTTGAATTCCATGAACCACTGGCGGATTTGCTTCCGCCATCCGCGGCCGCGGCGATCGTTGATGCCGCGGAGTGTCTCAATGCCGTTGGCGAGCTGCTGGATCTCCGCGGCGGAGTCGCGGCCATTGTCGACACTGAGCCGCCCGGGGAGCTGCCACTCCATTTTCAGGAGCCAGTTCGGATCCTTGCACTGGCGCAGCTTTTCGGTCGCCATCCGGTGCAAAAGATACTTCACGGCAATCGGATCGCAGAACTGAACCGTCAGATCGCTGCCTAGCTTGCGGAACAGGGCGTCAGCTTTAACCAGGACCACACGCTGCGCGACGCCATTCAGATCTTCGAACGCCCAAAAGAACTCACTAGGCACTCCGAGGCTGGCGAGCGCATTCCGCATGAGCACTTTAGTGATGAAAGGCTCCAGAAGCGGGGTCGGAGATGTCGGCGTGAGCAGCTTTGCATCACCATCCTCGGCGGTGTAGATGATCGCGCCGCCGCCGGTGAGCTTTTCATACTGCGGATCTACAGCGCCGGCTGCCGTGGTCGTCGTTCCTTCCGTCTTGTTGCCAGAAATCGTACTGAGCCGGTCGAGTCCGCCGTTTCCGCCCGCCTTCACCATCTTTTTGATGTGCAGGCCGATCGCAGTGTTCTGCTTAGCGGTCTTCGTCGTGATCTGGATCAGCTCCTTCGTGTCGACGAGCGGATTTACCGCCTGGGCGAGTTCACTTACGCCGCGGACCTGGTTCGTGCCGTCGGCATGATACCAATGCATCATCTTCTCGGCGGAGATGAACTTATGCGTGCCGTTTATCGTGCGGACGTAGTAGCCGAGCGGGTTCGTGTGCTCGTCGACTAGTACGCCGTCGATGATATTGGGGTTCATCTCCGCCGTCGGCGATTCGACCTCGAGCGCGTCCCACAACTGAACGCACGGTTCACCGTCCCAACGCGGATTGCTCGCATGGCTGGCGAAGAATTCGCCCATTTTGATCCGTTGCTCGATCGCGTGTTCCTGCGCCTGGTAGAAATTGCGCCGGCCCGCGATATCGAAACGCGCGGCAGTCTTCGCAAACTGCTCAAAATCGGCTTCCGCGAGCTCGTTCCACTCCTCGTCGTCGCTATTCAGCTGCAGGCAGATGCCATTGTCGCCAACGCTGTGCCTGGCAATGCCGCGAATGCCTTCCTTGACGATTCCAAACGTCTGGAAAAGCCATTCAACCTTCCGCAGGATCTCGACGCGCGTCCATTGGCTGAGGTACTGCCGCGAATCCTGCGGCAGATAATACATGATCGAACCGCGATCAGGCGACCAGCCGACCGTTTCGCCGAACTGACCGCCGGTCGAAAGGCTAGTGATGCCCGTGAAAACGCTAAGTGCGGAGACCGACGCCCCAAGGATCTTTTGGAAGACGTTCATCGCGGCTTGATGGTGATTCGGTCGCTGAGTTTGCCCGTGGCGCGTGCGATCGCCTCGAGCGCGCGTGCCGCCGCGGCCGCGTCACCGTAATGCCTCATCGAATCATCCGTCCGCACGACGAGATGCGCGGCAATATGCCCCTGCGCGTCCTGGACGGTGATGACCGCGGCGATCGGAGCGCGCTCCGGAAGAGCCTCTGTGGAAAGCAATCCCATCACGAGAGGCGCGAAAAGTCGCAATAGGTGAGGCGCACTTCCTGTCCGCGGTACCGGCGCAGTGCAGCTTGACAGGCTTCGAACAGTTCCGTCGCGTCCATCACCGGCTGCTGCTCGCCGCTTTTGCCGTTTACCGTGGCACTGGTGAGGATCGCGACTTCACCCCCGCCGGCGCCGATCTTCGCGAGCGCATCGTTGCGCATCTGCACGATCAGCGCCTCACTCCCCTCCTCTTCCGCGAGATCGACAAGAGCTTGAACGAAAGAGTCGCTGGGCATGACGCCCATCCGAGGCTGTCAACGCACCGGCTGACGCAATCGTCGTCGCCTATAGCTTCACTTTCTGATGTCGTGAGGCATGAGCAAAGAACTCGCTGCCGTGGAACTGGCAAAATTCATCGCCTCGAAAGAAAATCGGGATGTTGATCAACGATTGGACTTTCGGAAGTACGCCCTGGAGCTGTATGCGGAGTGCCTGAAGGCGTGCTCTAAAACCACTCCCGGGGCGCTTCAACGTTTGGGGGCGACACCAGGGGGCAAACCGGAGGCTTCGAGCTGAAAAGCAGCAGGCCCGTCGCGGTGAAGCGAGCGGGCCTGTGCTGTGTCGTTGAACGTTACTGATCGAGAGTCAACGCCCTGATCCGCGTCGCAATCAACTCCTGATCCGCCAGTCGCTCAGCGCGGAGTATGTCGAAATGCCCCTCGATATCGCCGCCGAGAACCTCCTGCAGTTTCCAGCAATCGCCGAGATGGTTATTTCGCCGGCGTGCCTCCCATTTTAGGCGCCCGTTCTTTTCAACGGTGTGTTCGTCGGTCAGCTGATCGAAGAACTCCGGCCCACGATCGATCGGTAATAGCCGCCTGATCTTCCGCTGCTTGATGATGCGCTGGTAAAGCGTTTGGCAGAAGACATCAGACCAATACCAGAGCAGCTGCAACTTTCCTTCGTAGACCGGCGAAAGCCGCGTGCGATTGCCGCCGCAGTGGGAGCGACTGCCACCTTTTGACGGGTTGAAGATATCGCGGTTCCGGAGGCAGAACGCATAGACCTCCGCCTCGCTCTGTGCCTGGTCGCCCGAATCAACCAGGCCGTTAAGCACGCGGAACTTCTCCACCTCCTGTGTGTCTGGATTACGCCAGCCGTATTCGTGGTAACGGTCTGGATCCTCCGGCCGCCGTTTGATCAGCGGGCGGATCGCCGCGAGCTCCTCGATGACTTCCCAGCTCGCGGCCGGGCCGTAGTCGACCAGCGCGGCAACGGTGGGCCAGCCGGGTTCGTCCCATGCGATGCCCCACGCGAAGATCATCCACCAAAACGGGTTTGCACTCCCCTGCTTTTGCACGTCGACGGTGATCGTCAGCGCGATCGGACGGAACGGAAGCGTGCGGAGTGTGTACTCCGGCGATGCCTTCACCAGGCGCTGGATATCATCCTCGTCGACTTCGGTCGCGAGTGCCTTGAACGGCAAGCCGAAGTCGTTGTTCCAGACGTCGTGCATCGCGCCCTGGTCACCCATGGCCAGCAGGAACTTCTTCGCGATTTCGCCCCAGTGCTCAAACGGCGAGAACGCCGCCCAAAAGTGCGCGCTCTCATGCGCTTTATCGGACTTCGAATTGTGTGCAATCCAGCGGTAACGCCGGAGCATCCAGTTCAGATCGGTGTGATCGATCAGGCAGCCGGCGACGCACCGATACTGAGTCTCGGCGAGCACGCGATCGTAGTCCCAGCCGAGCGTGACGTTCTCCCACACGCCTGGCTCGACCTCGCGCCGCTGAGTGAGGCGGCAATGATCGAAAGCGAAACCTCCCGTCTTCTCGATTCGCGTGGTGCCTTTCGGCAACGCCGGCGGATTGGTGATGTGCAGCGTGCGGTAAGCCGCCTCGTCGAACTCCGGCTGCTCAAACGGCACCTCCTTTTCCTCTGGAGAGAACGTGAGGCGCTGCATCGCTTTGCAGTGCGGGCACGGCACGTAGCAGTGCCGCTGTGTGCCTTTCAGGAATCTCTTCCAGGTCGGGCCGAACTCGTCCGTCGGCGTGGAGTTCTCGACGACTTTGCGCGTGTGCCGGAACTGCTTTGTCCGAACGATCGCCAGCTCATGCGGAGGCGCCTCGCCTTTCGTCGTGTGGTGAACCTTGTCGCCCTCATTGATGATCGCCAGCTCTGCCTGGAAGCCGGCGAGTTCGTTGGGCGAGCCAGCGCCCGCCATCTTTAGAAAGCTGCCGCCTTTGAAGAAACACAGGCTCGCGGTCCAGTGCTCTTTATCCTGGAACGCTTGGGATCCGACCGGCTTGCACGCGAGCAGGAACGGCTCGAGCTCGCGTCGGAAGAGCTGACGTGCGCTGGTCCGCGTGGGATCGACCCAGAGGATCGGCCCGGGATTCTCGCTGATCTTGTGGCAGACCAGGCCGATCGCGAACAGGGTGCCGCCGACGCGCGCCGATTTCGCCAGCGTGAAGAAGTGCACGTGCCGTAGCGCAATGATGTCGTACAGCCCTTCCATCGGCGGGACGCGTGACGTGTCGAGCGGCCCGGGCTCGACTGCACCGGTGACGGCCGGGATGATGATGTTCCGCGTCAGCCATTCGCAGACGCGAAGCTTCGGCGGGATCCGGAACGAGATGGCCGCAGATGCGGCGATGATGCGGAGCGCTTTAAGCATCCGGCGGCTCCTCGTCGACGTGCTCCGCAGCCGCTTCCTCGCTCGCGACGGCCGCGAGCGTGATGTCTGCCAGGCAGCGAAGTAGGACTTCCACCTCGCGCTCGAGCACGTCGAGGATCTCGCCGTGATCACGAAGGCCCAGGACCTTCGCTGCAGCGCGTCCAGGGAGATTGTTCGCGGCACCGCGGAACGACTGGAAGATCTGCGCGATCGCAGCCTCCATGTCGGCTTTGTCGATCGTCAGATCGTTCGCTTTCCGGATCTCCGGCTCATCCTTTGCGACCTTCCGCAGCGTCTCGATGATGCCGGTCCATTCCTTGAACCGGTTCTGCAGGATCTGCGGCAGCACCCGCCGGCGAATTGCTTCGAAGTACGCGGCCGCTCGCTCACGTTCCGCCTGCTTCAGTCGCTCTATCGCCGAGAGAATGCCCTCGCCGGTGAAGAACGATGTCGCGTCCAGCTTGATGGGGATCGGAACATCGTTCGGATCCTCCGTCGCCTCGTTCAGGTGCGGCTCATCGTCCACCGGCGGCGGCACGATCGACGGACTTTCGAAGCTCTCGACGTCCGACTTCCGCCCACGAGGCGAGAGAAATTCGCCCATCGCATCGGGATCGTCGAGCGGCTTCCCCTGCTTCCACCATCGCTTGATGGTCGCGAGCGACTTCCCGTAGGTCTCGGCGTATTCGCGCTGCGTCCGGCTGTATTTGCGAGTCACACCGCGCCGGCCGTGTCAGCGGGTGTCAGGTGTCAGGTATCAATTCCCTTTTCGGAATGGCGTGTGCGAAAACGCCGCGGGTCGTTAGAACCGCAAACCCGGGCGGGGACGGTAGAAGTCTCCTACCCCAGGGGGGTGGGCTCGCAGTTGTGCGACCCGAGGTGATACCCTCTCAGACCTGAGAGGCTGCGCAGCCTGGCTGCTAAGCGGCGAACAAGGTGTCGAGCCAGTCCTTGAGCGGCTGAAAGTCTCGCCGCAACTCATCATCTGATACCTTGATGAGACCCAGTTCACGACGTCTGCAGAACTTCCGCCAGTCGTTGAGCACCGTCAGATGGTGCGCCGGTGTAGTGAGCGGTGCATCACCATCGAGCTTCGGACGATCCTTCACCGGCACATAACCCATGAAGAACTTCCGCACCGAGTTCCTATTCAAATGCGCATAATCTTGCGCTTTTGGATTCTCCCTCGCGAGAGCCCTGCATCGCTGATCCTGACGCTCAGCA